AAGAATGGAAACGTTTGACTGTAAGTAATACATCAGAACTCCAATTCCAAATCGAGTTTGGAAACACATTCCATGGTACAGGCGACACGTTAATATCTGCCGACGCTCTTCTTAATTTGAAAGCATATCCGCCTAAACACATCCTAGATTCTGGTGTGCACATTTATGAAGAGGTAGATCCGTCTCATGAATATATTATGCTGTGCGATGTAGGAAGGGGAATAGGTCAGGATTATTCTACTTTTAATATAATCGATATCAGTACTAAACCTTTTAAACAGGTTGTCACTTATCGCAACAATACTATTTCTCCTTTGCTATTCCCTAATATTATTTATAAAATAGCAAATTTGTATAAAGAATGTTTAGTCGTAGTCGAATCAAATGATCACGGTATCGTGGTTTGTAATGCTCTTTATCATGACCTAGAGTATGAAAATCTATACATCGAAAGCGCGGTTAAGGCCGACAAGCTTGGCGTTCTTATGACCAAGAAGGTTAAGCGTATTGGTTGTTCTACATTCAAAGAATTATTAGAACAAAATAAGCTTGAAATAATTGATGAGCATACGATAATGGAGATCACTACATTCGAAGCCAGAGGCAATAGTTACGAAGCGTCTAACGGTAATCACGATGATTTGGTCATGAACTTTATTATGTTTGGTTATTTTGCTGGTACGAATTTCTTTAATGAATTAACTGACATGAATCTAAAAGATATACTATATGCCAAACGTCTAAAAGAAATAGATGACGGCGTGGTTCCATTTGGATTTATAGACGACGGTTCAGCTGCCCAAAAAGAATACGCAAACCAAGGCAGAGCTGATGGTTGGTTATACGACGATACCGACAAGAATTTCTAAATTAGGTTTATTATAAATAACAATAACGATTGAATATCCGTATTATGTATCATATTATTAATAAACTCTAAACAAGGAAAAAAAGAGTCATGGCATTATTTACCCAATCCGCATCTCCTGGCATTACAGTCAAAGAGGTCGATTTAACTGGGGTTGTTCCAAATGTGCAGACTACAACTGGAGCCTATGTAGGTAACTTTAGATGGGGCCCAGCCGAAGTCATAACACAAGTAGACAATGAGGCAACTTTAGTTAGTAAATTTGCTTCTCCGAACGACCTAACATCCGTAGATTTTCACAGCGCAGCGTACTTTCTACGATATTCTAACTCTCTTCAAGTAGTAAGAGGAGTTACTTCCAGCGCAACCAACGCATACGATTCTGACGGATCGTTCAAGGACTCGGCTGGTACTAGTTTCGCAAGAACGGGTGGCTTTAGTCATCTCGTGAAAAACGACGCTAATTTTGATACCCAAACCGGCGCCCGGGATAGTGATAATCATACATTCCTCGCCAGATATCCTGGTGATCTTGGTAATTCGTTATCAGTTCATATGTTACCCGCTATGGATTCTGACGCGGCGTTTACTGCTTGGACATACAAATCTAGCTTCGACGCTCGTCCACAAACTTCAGCATACGCGACTGACAAATCAGCCACTCTTGATGAAATACATGTCGTCGTTGTTGATGCACTCGGTGAATTTACAGGTACTGCTGGTACGGTTCTAGAAACCTTCCCATTCATGTCTCTTGCTACAGACGCCAAAATGACAGATGGTTCGACTAATTACGTCAAAGACGTGATCAATAATCGATCAAAATATGTTCGGATGGCTGGATACGGCAATAACCATGGTGTTACCGGTAAATACTCTGCTCTTGCTGGTACCGCGACTAGTTCTGGTAAAACTTATATTAATCTCGCGAAAGTTCCGACGGCAGAAAGCTTTACGCTAGTATCTGGTACGGCATCCGCCGCGCTTGGTGTTGCTGAAGCTCAATCAAATTTCAACCTTTTATCAGACGTTGATCAAGTAACTCTTGACTTCCTGATCGCTCCAGGTATGACATCAAACGTTGATCAAGCTTCGGTTGTGAACCATATAGTATCAATCGCTGCATCAACTCGTAAAGATTGTGTTGTTACTGCTTCTCCAAGTAGGACAGCGGTTGTTAATGCGACCACACCTACGGCCGATGCCGTAACAAGTGCAGATCTCTTTACAAGATCATCCTATCTTATTGTTGATAATAACTATTTAAAAGTTTATGATAAGTATAATGACAAGTATATCATGATTCCTGCTGCATCTTCTACGGCTGGCCTTTGTGCTGCCGCAGACCGTGATGCTGCTCCATGGTATTCACCCGCAGGTCAAAGACGTGGTGCTCTATTAGGTATCACATCAACTTCATATTCACCAACTAAATCGAATAGAGATACACTTTATAAAGCAGGCTTGAATCCAATCGGAAACATTCCTGGTCAAGGTATTCTACTCTTTGGTGATAAAACGTTTATGGCTAGACCATCGGCATTTGATAGAATTAACGTTCGTCGTCTCTTCCTTGTTATTGAAAGAGCCGTATCACTCGCCGCAAGAAATGTAATGTTTGAATTCAATGATGAATTTACTCGCGCAGAATTTGTTAATGTCGTCGAACCTTTCCTAAGGGAAATTAAAGGTCGTCGTGGTATTACAGATTTCCGAGTTGTTTGTGATAATACAAATAATACAGCAGCTGTTATCGATCGTAATGAATTCATCGCAACTATCTTCATCAAACCAGCACGTTCAATCAACTTTGTTACACTTAACTTTGTAGCGGTTCGAACAGGTGTTGACTTTGAAGAAGTCGTTGGAACAGTGTAAAGGAGAAATTAGATGGCTGTACTTGGTGTAGACGATTTTAAATCGAAATTAAGAGGTGGTGGCGCTCGCGCTAATCTCTTTAAAGTAACCCTAAACTTTCCTGCTTATGCTGGTGGTGATGTTGAATTAACATCGTTCATGTGTAAAGGTGGTCAATTACCTTCTTCGGTAATTACACCCGTGGCTGTACCATTCCGTGGTAGACAGTTACAAATAGCAGGTGATAGAACATTCGAACCTTGGACCGTAACAATATTTAACGATACTGGGTTTGAAGTAAGAGATGCTCTAGAGCGTTGGATGAATGGAATTAATTCCCATTCCCAAAATGCCGGCATCACAAACCCGCTTGATTATCAAGCAGATTTGATTGTTGAACAACTTGACAAAAACGGAGATTCATTAAAACGTTATGATTTCCGTGGATGTTTCCCTACTAACATTAGTGCGATTGACTTAAGTTATGACGCTAATGACGCGATTGAAGAATTCACCGCTGAATTCCAATTACAATATTGGGAAAGTCGCACAACAAGTTAAATAATATATACATATGATTGGCGGTAGCGAAAAGATTAGCTATCCTGACTTCCCTAAAGTCTAGTTGCCGCCAATTATTTATTCATTAGGGAGAATACAATGAAAAAATTAATACATAAACATCATATAAGGCCAAGACATATGGGTGGGACAGATAATCCATCTAACTTAATAGAACTTACGGTAGAAGAACATGCAGAAGCGCATCGTACACTATATGATAAGTACGGTAAGCAAGAAGACTATTTGGCTTGGCGAGGTTTATCTGGGCATATCGGCAAAGAAGAGATAATAAGAGAAAGATGTTCTTTGGGAGGTTTAAACTCCCAGAAGAATAGAAGAGATAAAGGTTTAGACGTATACTTTTTAAATGAGTCAGAAGAACAACTGTTTAAATGGCGTTCCGAAGCGGGCAAGTTATCAACTAACAAGGGCGCTAAATGGTATTATAACGGTAAAGATTATAAATTTGTTACTGAACAGCCTGAAGGTTATATTCCAAGTCAAGCACCAAATAAACCTGGTAAACTTGTAAAAGATACCTTTTGGTGGAATAACGGCATAAAACATAAACGATCATCTGTATCTCCTGGTTCAGAATGGGTCAAAGGAAGAATTAATAAAGGTAACTTAGGCGGGGCAAGAATGCCAGGCTTAAGTTAATTTGGGTATATATACTTGTATGATAAACATATTTAATAAGCACCCTCAATCTCTCGGCGAGACGTACGGTGAACATTTACTCAGTGCTCTAGTTTTTAGTGGGACATTTTTTGTGTGTAGTATTATTGTTACTATACATGCGATATTCCCCTTTATATTCAAGACCACTGCAACAGATTTATTAATGCGGGTAATTAAAAAGAATAGGCCCAGGCTACTTGCGAAGAATACAAAAGGATAATATGAATGGCAGGCTTTAAAATATTTGGATTTGAAATAGCAAGATCCAAGTCAGTGGCTTCAAAAGAGAAGATACCGAGTATCGTTCCGCCTATGAACGATGACGGCGCAGGGTATATTACAGCTTCAGGTTCTAATGTAGGTCATTACTTCGATCTAGACGGTGACAAGGCCGCGGACAATCATGCCCTAATCATGAAATACCGTACGATATCCCAATTCTCAGAAGTAGATAACGCCATCGAAGACATTGTTAATGAAGCAATTGCTCTTGACGCAGATAATAAAATTGTTGAATTATACCTTGACGAACTAGAAGATGTCGGTGATAAAACAAAAGATATTATTCGTGAAGAGTTTAGGCAAATTCTAAATATGCTTAAATTTAATGATTACGCTCATGACATTTTCCGTAGATGGTATGTCGACGGTCGTATTGTGTATACCCTAGTCGTTGACGAAAAGAAATTGTCCGAAGGTATTCAAGACATTAGACCTATCGACAGCGCAAAGGTTCGTAAAGTTAAGGAAATTAATGCGACTACCGACAAAGCTTCTGGTGCTAAGCTCATTAAAGATGTCGAAGAATATTATTTGTATGACGAAAAACCAGGTGGTGATAATAAACATAACGCAATTAAACTGTCAAGTGATTCCGTAGTTTATGTTTCTTCTGGTCTGTTAGATGCAAGCTCGGCACTCGTACTTTCCTACTTACAAAAAGCTCTTAAACCCGTTAATCAATTAAGGATGATGGAAGACTCATTAGTTATCTATCGCCTTGCGCGGGCGCCCGAGAGAAGAATCTTTTATATCGATGTTGGTAATATGGCTGCCGGTCGTGCAGAACAATACATCAAAGATATTATGTCACGTTACCGTAATAAACTAGTATATGATTCAACCACTGGCGATATACGAGATGATCGTAAAAATATGTCAATGCTTGAAGACTTTTGGTTACCGCGTAAAGAAGGTGGTAAAGGTACTGAAATATCTACTCTACCTGGTGGTGAAAACCTTGGTCAGATCGATGATATTATATACTTCAAAAAACGTTTATACGAATCATTGAATGTACCGTTATCAAGACTTGAATCTGATAACGCTTTCTCTCTAGGAAGAGCAAGTGAAGTAACACGTGACGAATTAAAATTCCAAAAGTTTGTTGATAGACTACGTCGTAGATTCTCAAAACTATTCCTTGATATTCTCGAAAAGCAATTAGTTCTAAAGAAAATCATTACACAAGCTGACTGGAATAAATGGCATGCCGATATTAGTATTAGTTATAGCAAAGACAATTACTTTGCTGAACTGAAAGACGCTGAAATTCTTGGAGAAAGAATGGACGCTCTGTCTACTGTTGAAGACTATATCGGTAATTACATATCTCGCGAATGGACTATGAAAAACATCCTGAAAATGGATGAAAAAGAAATCGAAGAGATGGAAGCCCAGATCAAAAAAGAAAAAGATGACTTTGAAGGTCGTGAACCAGAAGATGACATATAATACAAGGATTGAAATATGACTACTACAGCAAAACTAATTGATAACATCACTGACGATAAATTGAATGACGCCAATAAACTATTCAGTGATTTGATTAAAACTAGACTGGCGACTGGTATAGAACAAGAAAAAGCAAAAGTTGCTAATGCAGTTTTTAATCAGACTCCAGCGGAAGCAGAAACAGTAGTTGTTGATGAAGTATAACCTATTAGGTGCAAATACTCTGAGGGAAACTACTAAGGTTCCTACACTTACTAATGTAAGATCAGATATTGAAAAGCTTAAAAATAAGATACTGAATAAGGAATTAACTCCAAAGGCGATCACTGGTATGGTGTCCAAGGTCGGGGTTAAACATTCTTTTGAAGTTACTTACGATACGAGTTCAAAGACTGATTCAGGTACGATGATGATGAACGCCTTCTTCGATCCAGAAGAAGATGCTAACGATGAGATCTCTATCGAAGTTCAATTGATATTCAATGATAAAGATAAGACTATTGTACTATCAAACGAAGGTTGGACATGGTTGGTCAATACTATTATTTCTTCTCTTACGCACGAGATGATTCATCAAAAACAATACCGCGCCAGAGGTCATATCAAGGGTAAACAGTTTACTAAATTTACTTCTAGCGAAAAAAATGTACAAGGCGCCCAAGGTTATTTAG